TTCTTAACCACATTACGAATAGAACCGTTAGCAGCAGACATAAGCATACTAATGCCGCTTGCAGTCCTACCAACACCGCTAACCCCTGTTTGACCATGAGCAAAAGACGGGAACCCTGTCGATTCATCTGCTAACACCCTCGCTTTATCAAACAACTGCATATTCTCGTTAGAAACGTTAGGGAACTTAGTGCCAAACAAGGCTTGACCAGGTGCACCACCTTGTCTTCTAAAGACTTTTCCAGGGTACACTGACATGTCTTGACCTGGTACTAGGTTTGTTTCGTCTACTTCAATGATCAAGTTACCGGACAGAGCAGCATTATCCACAGCCATTCTCATGAAACCGTTCATCAGGGTCTGTGTATCGTCCATGTTCTCAGCAATACCTACGCCGAAGAAGCTGTAAGGGTTCACCTCATAGGGAACTGCGTAGTAGGGGAGGTAAGAAGGTGTAAATGGATTAAGGACAAGACGTAGTACCTGACCATTACACACCCAGATGTTCACAGACACTTGGTCTACATCTTCCATATCTTCTGGGATGTCTACATTCTGGTCCTTAAGCATCTCGGTATCTACGTAACCCCAGAACTCCAAGACTTCGAAGCGTTCACTGCGAGTCTCTTGTTCGTCATCCTCCATGGCCTGTTCCCACCACTCTTTAGTGTAGGACTCACCCATAGTGATTGCTGTGTCGATAGCATTAGAACGGAAGAAAGGTCTCTTCTTTAAGGCACGTAGTTGTGTGCGAGACATCTTGTGTCGTTCTACGATAAACTCTGCGTCATCCATGTTAGATGCGTCTGGATCAGGGTAGAAGTTCCAGATAGAAACAGAAGAGCACCTTGGCATAGTCTTAATAAGAGGTGTGTATTCCCCTTCTTCAGACCAGTTAGGGTACTCTTTGTCTACAGCAAACGGACCTTTCATGATACCTGATCCAAACAAAGCACACTCAAAGGCTGCAGTACGTAGTTCTTTCCTAGCGTTTGATTCCTCAAGCTGATCGTGGATCTTCTTTTCCATTTTCTTTGCAGCAATCATAGCTGGGTGGAAAGTGATCTGCGATGGAGACTCTGCTTCACCCTCTTTAAGGTCTTCCTGTACAGGTGCAAGTTTAGTCTTCAGACCAGCCAGACGTTCTCTGAAGTCTACCAAGGTTTCCCCAGGCTGAAGCTCAGGTGCTGCGCCGTAGTTAGCTTCAGGAACCTGTTGGTCATTCATCTTCTTGATAGTATCTTCAGTCTCAAGGTGAACAGCTTCTGTCACACCCTCAGGAAGGACTGTGGGATCAATGCTAATTGGGAACTTGTTGGCTCCAAAGAGTACTTCTACAATCTGACCGTAGGCTGCAAGAACCTTGGTCTTAGTTACTTTAACAAATACTTTAGACTTCTCAGAAGAAGTAAACTGTACGTCTGGTCCGTAGATGCCTCGGTAGTTCCGGTAGGCTCTAATCCAGCGTTGTTCTTCTCCGTGCCTAGCTGTTTCAGCTTTGTCAAAACGTTGTTGAACATAACCAACAATGGTACCTACTGAAGGGTCAGTACCCATTTCTTCTTCTGAGTCTTCGATGTAAGATACTTCAGCGTCTTCCATGTAGACTTCTTCAGCCAAGATGTCATCTTCTTCCATAATTGTTCCTTAGTATCCAAACGTTGTGTCTGATGCCTGAAAGCCTGTACGCTGCGAGTCAGAGTTATAATCAAACAGATTACTTCTAGGTCTTGTCATGATACCATACCTTAGAGCGTCATAGATGTGGTCTTCTGACTTAGTGTCTACGTCCTCGGGGTTGTTCTTGTCTAAGGGTAGAGAGGGTAACTGAGCAATTGTGTTGTAGCAGTTACTGAAGAAAACTATTCTTGGTTCTTCTGTGAAGTCATCTGTCTGCAGTCTTCTATGCAGTTCGTTCTTACCTGCTACACGGGAGCCCTTAGATCTGTCTGCTGGTCTCCAACGGCAACCCTTAACAATCATTTGCTCTGCTAGGCTAGGTCCAGTATCACCCCTCTTGTGCCAGAGGGAACTATCGAGGACACCATACCTTATTTTCTCTTCAGACTCAACCTCTAAAATCATATCAGCTAAGTCTGTTGCTAGTACCTTACTTACGTACATCTCCCTGTACACGATCAACTGTTCGTCAGGTGATACAGCAAACCATAGAACAGCACTGTAAGATCCGTAACCGTAGTCAGCTGCTCTGAACCTAGGCCAGTTGTGAGGAATCTCGAAAGGCTCTACAACGTGTGCTCTACGGTTAAATTCAGGAAAAGCTGCTCCCTCGTTAATGTCCCAGTCCCCTTCCAACAACTGACGCCGTTGGTGCTCAGGCAAAGAGAGAAGGTTGGCTTCGTACATCCCGTCATCAGACAGGTAAGGATTATCAAACAAAGTCGCAGGGATAAACTTTCTTTTAAAGAGAGGCTCACCTGACCGACTATGCCCACTGGGCCAACAAATAGTCTCACCTTCTAAGTCTGTCGCCCAAAATGCCTGATTAGGAGTATTCGGGTCAATAAAGGTTTTCTTAACCCAGTAGTGACCAGGACCACCAGGGTTACTCGTGGCTCTCATGTAGAGAGGTAAACCTGACGCCTTAGTGGTACGTAGCCTTGAGCGCATGTAGTTCCACGCATAGTCCGTAGGCCATTGAGTTAATTCATCAAATCCAATCCAGTTGAACGCTTGGCCTTGGTACCTCATAACGTCATCGTCACGGTCAAGGTAAGACATCCAGAGTGTTGCACCGCTAGGAGCTACCCAAGTCTTATCTCTCTCCATAAACTTAATACCTGGGATAGCTCTAGGATAAAGCTGTTTACTTACAGATATAAGTTCTCTTAGTTCCTCTGTACTTCTACGTACAATAAGCATTCGAGCGTTAGGGTTGTTCAAGTATCTGACAGGGTCAGCAATAAGACTATAGCTCTTACCGCCACCAGCTGCGCCACCGTACAGAACCTCTTGCTCTGTAGCCGCTAGGAAGCTTGTCTGAGGGCCAGGATTAGGCTCAAAGATAATATCTCTCTGAACAGACTCAACATCAATCTCCTGAGGCTTCGGTATCGCTGGTGTCTGACCAACCGTCTCCAAAGATTCTTTTGGTAGCTCTACCACCAAGTCTTTGCTTTTCGATTTTCTCCGCTTTCCTTGACGCTTCTTGATACCTTTTGGCATACTTGCGATAGCTGGAGGAAGCCCGTCTGCGCTTTTCTTCGATCCTGACACGTTTGTCTAACCCTACATGTGAGATATACCTACCTGATTGTTGAGTCAGCCACTTGGCTACTTGCCTTAGACTGTACTCCTGTAGGAATAGCTTTGCTTTTTCTAAAAGTTCTAATTCTTCTGGGATGGGTATGAGTAGATCTATGTCTTCTTCATCTTGTTTGTAACCAAATGGTACGTGTCTTCCAACTCTAATGATAGGATACCACTCTCCGTTTTCTCCCCTGAGTGGTACCTGCCAGTCTACTTTAGTTGGGTAGTCTGCTTTGGATGCTCTTGCCGCCTTAACCTTAGGCATCTGTATCCTTGGAAGGTAGAATAAAGAGAGGCTCTGTTGTCTTAACCTCTACCTTCTCTGTCTTAGTAAAACCTGCTCTGTCCAAGATGTCTTTAGCTGCCATCATCTTTTCTTTAACCCCTAGATCTGTAGGGTCAGCCATCACACTGAACATTGTGTAAGCAGCTTTAGTGGAAGACCGTGAAATAAACTTTTTAGTTCTATCAACAATCTCGTCTTCAAGTGCTGAAACAATAGAGGATGTAGACATACCTTCGGAGTATCCTGCAAGCTTTCTGGCTTTAACAGGATCTCCTTTGGCTTCATCAAACAGAACGTCTAAGAACTTCTGTTGCTTCTCAGTTAGTTGCCTTGCCATATACTGTTCGCCTTATTTCAGTACGTGAAATACCGATGTCACGTAGCTCTTTGTCTGACATGTTCTGGAGAATCCAGAAGTCTGCCCGTCTTTGTTGACCCTCTTGAATTGATCTCAGTGCGGTGTTTGCCCACTCTTTAAACATATTAGTCTCCGTTTTGATTGTACAAGTAGCAGGATTAGCTACCGGAGACTAGTTATATACATATAGTTATATCATACCACAGACAATAATGCAACCCCGCTATTACCCTACTGGGACGAAGGTCTCTGTTACCGTAAGGATAGTGTCGATATGCCCAGCAGAAACAGGTACGTTTTGTATCTTGTCACCAGGTTGAAGTACTAGATCGATGTCGGAAAAGGTAACGTAGTCACCTGAATTTAGACTCTTACCTGAAAGAAAGTGAGACGTGTAGTCATCAGCTGCTACATACCACTCTACATCTACAGAGTTTGTACTGCCACCACCGTTGACTACATGGATAAACGTAACCTCAGCTACACAGTTAGCAGGGCATGTATATACAACCTCTGTAGTAGTGCCACTATTGTGACCCCATACAGAACGCATACGTGATGGCTTGCCCTGATTAACTAAACTCATTACTCGTCAACCCACGCTTCATTCTCTGGTGTGCTAGGATCATCTGCTATGTAGTGACCCTTAGATGTACG